ACAACGATATCGTAGATCGTTGGTTTCAAACTGTGTGTCGTAACATCGCACTAGAAGTCTACGAACAAGAAATTGCTGACCCAGAAAAGCGTAATCAAAGCGATTTAAGGGTAATTGGTAATAAAGATTTAGGCAACGGACGTACTGAAATCAGTTGACTATAATATAACTACCGTGTAATATACTAACATATATTACGAGGTTATTATGTTTAACGATATTTTTTTACACAGCCCCGATTTTCTTATTAGATGTAATTCTTTAGTTTATAGTGCTGACGTTTATAGCGTCATGCGAAAAAATTATATCTATCGTTCCTATGCTTATGCGATAGCATATAATCATCCTAATATGTTGTTGACTTATCAAATAATCAAAATAGGACAAAGCAGCCCTGATCCACAAGTATCAACAGTTCAAATTGGTGAACGTATTTCAAGGCAAATACATCATGTTCCGGGTTGGAAATATTTGAAAAATAGTCCTATAAGCAGTCATGGACAAGATTTTATGAATGCTGTCAATTTAAAAATTAAAGAAAATCTTTTACCAAATCATTTTAATAAAAATGACATTACGATTGGAGTTTGGGATATTAGTAAGCGCATGAGTTTATCTAATATGATTGAGACTCCCGAAACAGAACGGCGCGCCACAATGTGGGCAGAAGGGGAACTCGCAAATCAACATAAACAATTATATGGCAAATTACCAATGCTTAATTTCGCCGATCCTACTAATAATAGTGTTTATAAAAATCCAAATTATATCAGTAAAACAGTTGGACAACTGTTCGGGTGGTAATTTACCCAAAATGTTACACCCGAACGCAAATACTTAGTATAATATACGTATATTATTCTGTTAAATAGGTGTGCTTATGACTGTTAAACAACAGATACGTGACAAACGTTTAGGTCAAAAAGTTTTTAGACCTGTTCTTAAATCGGGGAAGTTTAAAGGTTTACCTAAATGTGTTGTTAAGGATTGCATGAATCCTGGTCAAAATACGGGGAATCGTAGGAAAGACGGGACAATCATATACCGCTCAAAATGCAAACAGCACCATTATGAATCAATTGCTAAATCACATGGTATATCAGTAACTAAGTTACGACACAAGATTGTCTTAAAGATTGCTAGAAAGCAAGGTTTTGAAACAGTTACGGATTACCTAAATAGTAAGCATCCATATCGCAATAAGCGTTTAGACTATTGTGAGAATGTTGATGGACGGTTGGGTTTTGTATGCACTACAACTATTACCGACAAATGTATGCTTGAGGTTGATCATATCAACAATATACATAAAGACAACCATGAAAAAAATTATCAAACACTTTGCTCATGTTGTCACAGATATAAGACTAGATATTTTGGACATTCAAAAAATCTAAAATATATGAAAAAAGTTCTTTCAAAGAATGCTGCGAAATTTTCTAAATCAAAAAAGAAGGGTCGCAAGTGAAATACGCTCTGATTGATACAGCAAATACTTTCTTCCGTGCCCGACATATCGCAAGTCGTAACAGCGATACTTGGGAGAAGATCGGCATGGCACTACACCTCACTCTATCAAGCGTGAATCAAGTTGTACGCAAATATGGTATTGATCACGTTGTATTCTGTCTTGAGGGTCGTAGTTGGCGTAAGGATGTGTACCCGCAATATAAGGCACATCGTAAAGTCGCTGAACAGGCATTGACTGAGAGTGAACAAGAAGAGAACAAGATGTTCTGGGAAACTTATGATGTCTTTACAACCTTCTTGCGTGAAAAAACGAACACCTCTGTATTACGCCATGAACGGGCAGAAGCAGATGACTTGATCGCACGATTTATTCATCTGCATCCTAACGATGAACATTATATCATCAGCAGTGATACCGACTATGTTCAGTTGATTGCACCTAACGTTAAACAATACAATGGTGTAGCCAACCAATTGATCACGCTAGAAGGTTACTTTGACGACAAGAATAAGCCTGTCAAGGATAAAAAGACTAAGGAGCCTAAGTTGCTTGGTGATCCGCAGTTCCATCTCTTTGAGAAAATTATGCGCGGCGATGCAGGTGACAATGTGTTTAGCGCATATCCCGGTGTACGCACTAAGGGCAGCAAGAACAAGGTTGGATTGATTGAGGCGTATGCTGATCGCACAAAGCAGGGCTTCAATTGGAACAACATGATGCTACAGCGTTGGGCAGACCCTGATGGTGTTGAATATCGTGTTAAGGACTTGTACGAGCGTAACAAGTTATTGATTGACTTGACTGCACAGCCTGACGAGATCAAGGATCTTGTTGATGTTGCTATCACTAAGGGTGTGCGTATCAAAACTACACCGCAAGTTGGTATACACTTTATGAAGTTCTGTGGTAAGTATGAACTTAACAAAGTTAGTGAGCAGGCTGAAACTTATGCTAAATGGTTGAACAATCCATATACGGGAGAGTTGCTTGAACTTGTTAGTGAATGACGAAAAAGTTTTAGAAATAAAACAAGGCGACAAAGGGTTCAAATTTATCAGTGGGTATGTTGAATACCCACGTGCCGCTATTCTTGTTGATGACAGTTGTCCTGCGCGTGTCAGATTAGAGTTACAACAATGGGTAAATAATGGTTGGATTATGCCAGTTGCATATGTTAAGGACAAAGATTTTATATGGGAAAAATTACAGGAGTGATTATGAATGAATTGATTGCTAAAACAATTATTAAAGATCAATATTGGGTCGTTACTGATGGTCAACGAAAGGTAGGAAACGTGCAGGCTAATAGTGCAGGCTATGAAGTCATGCTAAATGGTAGTACTTTGCAGTTTACCAATACAAAAGATATTGCTAAACAAACTAAAATCACATTTGAACCTATTAAATCAAACAAAACTAAAGTTGAACTACCGTACCCCGATTATCCTGTCCCCAATAAGATTTACAACAGTTTTTTTGATGTAAAGCGTAAATTACATATTTTTACCAAAACTAAAAAGAGCAAGTGTTATCATGTTGCGGGCTGGTTTTTAATTAATCAAAACGGGCAAAAACAAGCAATCTTTTGTCCTAAATACATATTTGTACAGCGTTATGAATATACCGGACCCTTTAAAACAGAGTCCGAGGTAAATAGTCTACTAAATACTTGACATGGTAAACATAAAACTGTTTTTTGATAAAGTTTCTAAACTTGAAAGTAAAAAAACAAAGGATTTAGTGTTAGCCATGAGTGATGCTAAATTACTTAGAGACGAAATAGCAAAACTGCTATTAGATTTAACTGAAGCTCAAAAATCTAATAAGGATAAGGAAGAAGTTATTAAAGTAGAAATTACAGGCGGGAAATTTAAATGAGTAGAACACAGCCCAAAATTATTTTAGAACATGTAGACAAAACAACATATAAGTGTGATCAGATAGTTGAGGCTAGTGGTATTTGGGCTGTGTTTTATGACGATCAACCAATTAATCTAAAAAGTCAACATTATCTTGCAAATGAAGTTGCTCCCAAGTATAAAAAGACAAGTTTTAGTAACCCAGGTCATGCACGAAACTTGTGTCGTAAATTGAATAATCTTTTTAAGACAGACAAGTTTACTGTACATTTTTTAAATCAAGGTAGACAAGTTTATCCTGATGAGTAGTAAAAAGGAAATTATTACAAAAATAATCCTTGAGCAGTTACCTTCGTATAGTGAATTTAAAAAAATATCAGAAGATAAAACTTTAATGCGTTGGTGGATTACTGGACGAAGCAGTAACAACTTACGTTTAACTGAAGAAGGAAAAAACGCTTTTGACTTAGCAGAGATTGAATTTTTTGATTTTCCTTTTTATACTGACCAAGAATATAATGACCTAAAAAATGCTAAAACAAACTTGTGGTCAGGAAGTAAATTGACGATGAAATTGAAAAAGATAGATTGTCCTTTTTATATAGGACTAAAAACGTCACATAAAAAATCAGCATATATAAGAGTCTACGATAGTAAAATTGCTACAATAATAAGTTTATATGGAAGCGTTTTAGAATTTTTAGAGTCCAAGAAATGAAAACACCAATTATTTTAAATCCTAATCAACAAAACAGTTTAACATTTCCAAATGAATTATCATCTCACATATTAACGCAAGCCTACTTATATCTACAACCAAATGGATGGTTTCATGATTTTCCCTGTGACGAAGATGGGACTACTCCCTGGTATACATTTCCTGCAATAACATTTTTAAAAGATATTATTAAACCTACATGGAAAGTTTTTGAATACGGTTCAGGATACAGCACATTATTTTTCAGTAAGCATGTACAGGAATTAATTAGTATTGAACATGATAAAGAATGGCATGATTCTTTGCTTGTAGAAAATCCCAATTTAAACGTACATTTGGTTACACAAAATGCTGACGCACATATAGAGTCTACAGCATGTTATAATAATTTTATAGAAAATTTTGATCAAATCAGAACAAACAATTATGAACATGATTTCAGACATGGGCTTATAAACAATGAATTTGGTGGTTACGCCAGCAAGATATTTGAGGCTCCTGCTAAACATTATGATTTGGTTGTTATTGATGGTATGGCAAGAGCGTTATGTGCTGTGATGACTGTTGAAAGTTATAGGCTTAAAGATAACGGCATTATTATATTAGATAATAGTGACCGCTGGCAATACAATCCTATACAAGAATATCTTAATAAAAACGGGTTCGGTAGAATTGACTTTTACGGTCCTGGTTGGAATAATCACGCAGGCTGGTGTACAAGTTTTTACAGTCAATCATTTCCTATAAATAATAATAGTGTTATGAGAAAAGAAACAAATACTTTAATTAATTCATAATTTATGAGTGAAGAAAAGAAAAATCCAATAGCTGATATACTTGCTAGAAAAAAAGCACAACAACAAACTCAAAAAGGGCAATTTAACCCGGTTCAAGGTAAGGGCGGAAAAGTCAATAGTAAAGGATTTGGCGGACCTGCTGTTACCCGAAAAACGGGCAGGGGTAGTTGACTTCCTAGATTGAATCTGTTATCATTAATTATCTGTTCAAATTGCAGGTAATTTTATGAAAAAGTTGTGTTTAATTTCTGCTCTCGCCCTTACAGGATGCGGGGGAGGGGGTAGTGGGCAACAACCTTCTACCGCAGTATCAACCACTCCGTCTACACCAACTTCAGTTAGTCAAGAAATTGTCTATTATCGTGAAGTTAAAAATGCTATCCCGAGTTTATCAGTCTATTATGAACGGACTTGTGGACCAAAGGCTAACAGTTTCCTTGTACCTGCACTTGATCTTAATAAGGACAATCGTAAAGACTTGTTGATCGTACTTTGGTGTGAAACTGCTACATGGGGTTCTGTGTCTAACGACCCTGTTAAAAATACATTGATTTCACTAATTCAAAATAATGACGGTACATACCGATTAGGTAATCAAGAACTTTTTGGTAAAAGTTTTGTTGAATTATCTGGACTCATTGCAGAAGGTGTAGACGTTGCAATGGGAGATTTTAACGGAGATAAAACAACAGATGTTGTTTTTAGCACTACACTTGAAGATGGCAGATTTAGCCTATCAAACAACGGTGTGCATAGTTGGGATAGTTATCCAGATGTAATGATGAGTCAGCCTGACAATACCTATAAAATTGAAAGGGTTGGAAACAGGGCTACTCACAATGAAGTCATTTTAATTAAAGGAAACGAGCGCGATTCTTTTACTAGCAATGGATATGTTTTTAATTACCAAAACCAAAATTGGTCTAAGGCTTTAATTAATTATCCTTGGGAATATAATATACCTCAAGGGAAACCGATTGATAAATCGGGTGTATTCCTTGATAGTAAAACAGTTACACAGGCTATAAGAGACAAGAACAGTTTTGGCTGGCAACTAGGCTCAATTACAAACGGATCTTTTAATATCATAGATTCACTTATTCTGAGCCAGGTTAAAGAAGTGATGGTCTATGGAAGCACAACTGCTGGAGATCAAGTTGAGTTTCTATCAACAATAGATGGGGTAGAATATATTGGCTCTGCATATAATAGTGCTTGTGTAATTAGCGAGGGGAGTGACACATACGTTGCAGCCGAATTCCAAGCAATTAAATTACAAGAAAAATATACTGGGCAAAGATTGCAATGGTCCAACAGTCCGAATCAAGCAGGAAATGTAAGTTTTGATAATTTTATTACGCAGGTTCATATCTATAAAATTAGTAATGGAAAAATTACTAAGGTAGATGTACCTTTGCTTAAAAATGATATTAAGACTAGTCACTATATTAATTGTGTTGATGTTAACGGTGATAATAAAAAAGACGTTGTTGTATACCGCTGGGGACACAAACAAGAAAAAAGTGTAATTTACCTTAATAACAATAATGTCAGTTTTACTGAGGTATCAGGAAGTAAGTTACCCGAAATCTTAAATGTCTACAACGGACATCATGTCATGTTTAGCGACCTTAATAATGATAACCGTACGGAAATTATTTATGGTCCCGGTTTAGGGTACCCTAATGGATATACCGGAAATTACACGGATTATCAAGTTTTTCAGAGTGTAAACCCCTTATAAATCAATAACTTACGTATCCGTAAAAAAGTGGATAAAAGGCTTGACTTTGGGTCGGTTTGGGTTTATTATATAAACATACTGAATTGACGGAGATTGATATGCGAGTTTACAATCCTACTACGGGACTTGAGCGTGAAATGACCGAGCAAGAGGTTCGTCAAGTTCGCATGTTTGGTTGCACCGAACAGCAGATGCGTGAAGCGGTCGAAGAAAGTTTTACTTTCCGCTTCAGTGGTCCTGCTATGTACGCTATGAGTTTGATGAGCGATGCGCAGGAAGAAATTCTGCGTGACATGAACGAGGATGCGCGTCAGACTCTCAATCGTGCTAAATGGATACTCTCGACCTACTGTATGGACAATAACTAATGGCGGCAGTTTCCTTCAACCTCTTCAAATCCTCATGTGAGGAACGTGGGTACACCGAGCGTGTATATGAGGAGCAAAATAATTGCGTACTCTATACCAACAACGGTGTCAAGTGCGAAATCAAAAAGAAACATTATACCTTTGGTTGGCTTGCACGACCGGAAGATATTGCCGAAATGCGCCGGCGTATGTTGGAGCAGGGCTTTACTGAAAAATTACGAAAGGATAATGACAAGTGCATCACTATCAATTTTGATGGTGACATACTTGAAAACTTTTGGATACTTGTAGGTATAATTGAAAATATTGAAACAATTGTACGCAAGGTTCGTGGTCAGGCTATCAAGCCTATAGCCCGTGAAGTTTCCGAGCGTAATATTTTTGAGAAAATTGCCAAGCGTTTCAAGTATTTTATTTATAATGAAGATGGGTTTGGATTAGAGAATGCTAGGTCATTATTAGAATCGGATAGCATTGACCATCTTATTACTATTGGCGAGAGTGTGAATCGCACTAAGGAAAATACCTATCGTGAGCATATTGTACCCTGCATTATGATTTATAATCAGGCTGTGACTATGACAATGGAAAAGCGTCCAGTCACGGAGATTGCCCAAATGATCAAAAACAATTTGGCAATTGTATTGATTACTAATGAAGAGGCTGATAAACTTGATAATGAACTGGACATGCAGACAAGTATGCCCGAGGGTTGGAAGTTTGGTGATGATATTTTCGCTAGATTGAAAGTGGCCGGTATTGAACTTAAATAAAGGAGTGTTTAAATGGCTAATAAATCATTGACTCAAGTTGCTGATACTCTTGCCACGATTGGCTATGTGATCAGTATGGAAGGGGAAGATATTGGTAGCGAGGACCTCTACTCTTATGCTACTGATCTTGAAAATGCTATCGCTGCACTACTGAGCAAGGCTAAAGAAAAGGAGCAAGATAATGTTTGATAAGAAAACTATTAAAGTAATAATTGCCTACGTATTGGGCATATTAGTTGCCATTGCAGTTTTTAGTTATGTCGCATTCCCTTCGTAAAGGAGAAAAGATTACTGTAAGGTCAGAGAATGGTATGGGCGTAAACTGCCCTATCATTGACTTCAATAGTAAAAAACTCTGGGTCCGTTTCCCTACCAATCAATCATTAGAGATGGATTGGAATGAAAAGCGTAGGTTATATATAGGGCGTATGGCTAGATTAGAGTTTACTGTAGATCCACAAAACCCCTAACTGTCTCAATATACTGCATGGATTTTGCACCGCTCTAATGAGGTCCTATTAGGTCCTACACGGTTATGTAAGTTGTTGATTTATATGGAATTATAGTTATTGACTTTAACTGCGTTTGGGCGCATAATATATCTATAGTTAGTCACTGGGGACATGATATGTCGTACTATGATATTGATGAAGATTTGCGTAGCCCTCAGGGTGCTTTTATCGCCCGACGAGACGTTGAGCAACAGAATCGCAAAAATAAGGCAAAGTTTACCCCCAACGAAATTGAGCAGGGTATCAAGTTCAAGGACATGGTGGACAATGCTTTCTTTCGTCGGCGCACGTTTTTAAACTATCGTGAAAACTTTATGACTGTCAAGATTGAAGCACCTAAAAGTGTTGATAAGATTAGTCAAGAGTACCGTGACGTAATGTCATTTGCTGAAAATAATAATTACGTTATCAAAAACGGTCGCGCTAGCATCATCTTTGAATTGTGTCATAAATAATATGCCGCGCATTTCAAAAGTTCGCAAACAATATGACACTATGCTGGTGTTGAGTGCTGCTTGTGCTGCACTGCGTGTCAACGATAACAAATATATCAAATACGATATTGAGAAAAACGAGTTTATCAACGACGATGGTACAGTCGTGGAATATGTCACCAATCGTAAGTTGACAGAAACATATATTGAACAGCCTGAACATATCATGGATGTTGATCGTGATATGGCAGAGAAGGTGCGTTCATATTGGAACGGTAAGACATTTAAATTGCTTACCGGCGAATACATGAATAACTTTGAGCGTAGCATTCTAACATTGTTACAACAAGAAACAGTGACAGAAGGCTATGATGTTGCTGTGTTAGCCAGTGTCCCAAATAGTTATTTGCTTGGTGTTGAGCGTGACGAGCGTGATCGCCGCGTGAAGTATAGTCAAGGTGGCTATATCGGTAGTGTTGGTGAGCGTATCAAAACACAGGTGGAAGTGTTGAAGTGTGTGTATAGCCAAAAATGGTTTACATACTTTGTGACTGGTATTACATCAAGTGACCAAGCTGTGTTTTTCAGTTACAAGCAAGAAGTGACTGTCGGTAGTGTTTTGAATATTGCTGGTACTGTCAAGCGTCAAGATAATAATCAAACTCAGTTGAATAGGGTGAAGATTATCTAATGAAGAATCCGATTTATTTTCTTGGTCATCAACAGCGCGGCAATAGCGACAATGTGTATGCTATTGTTGAGGTGCCTTGTGAAAAAGAAATATATCCCGATCTTTTGTTTGACCAAAAAGCATTGGTATTGTATGGTAGACGCAATGGCAAGTTGCGTTGTAAAATTATAGAGTATTTGGATCGTAGTGATTACAGATATAGGGCTGTAATGGAACTTGACTATATGGACAAATCGGACTTGTATAAAACCAAACAATTTGCTAAAGTAAGAGAACAAGTTGAGAAGCATTTAGTTTGGGCACTATTGAAGGTGTAAAATGGTTGACATAGCTAAAATTGTAGATCAGGCATTTCATGTCAAACGCCACAAGACAAAATATTTAGGCATCGTATACGATGTTCCTAGCGATTTCAAATATTTTTGTGTTCATCCCGATGGTCGTGTCTGGGCTGCTTACTGCACTCATTATCGTTATGAGTGGGATCATACCTGTAGATTTACAAATATAGATACTGTGATATTGATCAATGGTAGTCCCGCTAAAGGTTATAAGTATCAGATAGGCTGGCAACCAAATCGTATTGATAGTTACAAAAATCGTAAGGTCAAAGATGGATTTGTAAAGATGTGGGGCAACTACGACAAACGTAGTAACTACCCAGAGATATGCGAAACGATTGACAAAATTCTTATGTGGATGGAGTTACAACGATGAGCATGGCATATTGGATTCATAAGTTGAACGAGAGTGACAGCCGACTACATAAAGAGGATGTCATCAAGCAGGCTTATGAAATGGCTGTACTTGAGAACGAAAGTTGTAAACTTTTTTTACATTTTGTTCATGTTGCCTACAATCCTTACATCACTTTTGGTTTGCGACAAGTGCCCGAGATTAGCGACGGCATTACTGGTCGTGAGAATCCCTGGGGTGATTTTGATACACTATTAGGTTATCTACAAAATCGTGACCTTACTGGTAATGATGCCCGTGATGCTGTTGAAACAATGGCTGAACGGTTTGACAGCGATGAGTGGAATAACTTTTGCCGTAATGTGATTCGCAAGGACCTACGTGCAGGTATTAGTGATAAGACCTTCAACAAAGTTGTCAAGAAATCTATCTATGAGATTCCTATCTTTGGATGCCAGTTAGCCACTAACTGTGAAGGTCGTCCAGAGATGAGTGGCATCAAGCGTCTTGAGCCTAAACTTGACGGCGTGCGTGTATTATTACATGTAACTGGATCTGCTCATAGTGTTTGTCATAGTCGCAACGGTAAAGTGTTTGAAAACTTTAGTCATATCCAAGAGCAGGTTCAAAAGCATTTTCATAAGATGGTTGCTGCCAATGGTGATCGTACTTTGAAGTATGGCTTTTGGCTTGATGGTGAAGTGACTGGTCGCACTTTCCAGGAATTGATGCGACAAGCACGCCGCAAAGAAGATGTCAATGCTACTGATAGCGTGTTCAATGTCTTTGATATTATTCCAACTGACGATTGGGGCCGTGGCTACTGGAACGCACAACTACACAAGCGTATTGATATACTTGAAAAGTTGCGTCCTATCATTGATGATATGCCCAATGTAGAATTGCTTCCGCATATCAAGGTTGACTTGAGTAGCGTTGAAGGTCAAAATCAATTGAAGCGTTATGCTAATGATATGGTAAACGCAGGCTTTGAAGGCATCATGATCAAAGAACTGAACGCACCATATGAATGTAAGCGCAATACAAGTTGGATGAAGTGGAAGCCTACACATACCTATGATCTTAAAGTTATAGCACTTGAAGAAGGTACTGGTCGTAATAAAGGCAGACTTGGTGCACTTGTATGTGACGGTATTGACGATGGTAAAAGGATTCTTGTAAACGTTGGTAGTGGATTTACTGACGGTGAACGCGACACACTTTGGGCTGACCATGTGGAAATGGATTGCGTGGTAGGTAAAACTGCCGAAGTACTATGCGATGCCATTACACAAAACCAAGATGGGAGTTATAGTTTGAGATTTCCCCGTTTCGTTAGATTTCGTGACGACAAGTGATATAATTTACAACAGGAGTTTAATATGAAATTTAAAAGAATTGAATACCATACTGTTCATAGTCATTTTGATTATGATATTCCAGATGAAGATATTATTGCTTCTTGGGGCAGCCTTGAAAGATTTAGGCAAGTTGTAAGTCATATGAATAATACAAGCGATTGGGATGATGAGCCATTCGGCGAACCACCAACTTCAGAAGAAGAAGACCTTTGGTTTGAATTTTTTGAAAATTATAGTTATGATCGTGATGATGACTGGTTCAGTGACCGTAAGGGCGGTTATGAAGTCAGTTACGAGGTTGTAGATGACGGTGAAGATTGGGATGATGGCGAAGATGGGTACGATAGCGATGAGGGAGTTATCCATTGAGAAAGGATCTAGTAGGACAAAAGTTTGTATTTGCAGACGGTGATAGTTTAGAAATTATTCAAATAAAAAGCCGTGATGAAGATACACACTTAGTCACCTACCATGTCCAGCAAGGTCCGGGTATTCCTAGAAAGTTAGTGATGGAATTAGATGAGTTTATCGGTACTTATGGATATTTGTTCGGTGAGGGTGAACCTCCTGATAATAGACCATAATATACACTTATTTAGGATAAAAAAATAATAAATATTCTAATGCCATTGATACTTAAAAAAATTTTTAGTCTATCAACAATAGCGTTAATCACAGCATTAACGCTAAGTGCCATTGCTGCATGGTATAGTGTTGTAGGGCTTACTGCTATATTCGCAGCAGCAGTCATACCCATCATCATAATGGGCGGTGCCTTAGAATTTGCTAAGGTTATCACCACCGTATGGTTACATAGATATTGGGACAAATGCAGATGGGCAATGAAAACTTATCTGACTGGTGCTGTCATAGTCCTTGCATTGGTAACGAGCATGGGTATATTTGGGTTTCTCTCCAAGGCACACATGGATCAAGGGATACCCACTGGTGATGTTGCAGCTCAAATACAGTTGTTTGATGATAAGATAGCGATACAGAAAGAATTGATCGCTAGCGAACGTCAAAACATAGAAGCAGCACGTAATACGCTAAATCAAATGGATGCGCAATTGACTGCTAGATTGACACGCGGTGATCAAGAAAGCGAGGCAGGTGTAGAAAGAGCAGTACAAATTCGCGCACAACAGCGTAGAGAACGTAATGCTCTCAATGCTGAAATTGCTGCTGCACAAAAACGCATTGAAGCAAGTAACGCCGAGATACAAAAGATCAATATAGAAAAGGCTCCCATCGCTAGCAAGTATCGCCAGATAGAAGCAGAAGTTGGTCCAATCAAGTATATCGCTGCTCTCATTTATGGCGACAACCCAGACACAGCGACATTAGAACGTGCTGTACGTTGGGTTATTATCTTATTGATTTTCGTATTCGACCCGCTAGCATTGATGCTTGTTATCGCTGCTATCAGCAGTTATAAATGGGAATTTGAAAAGACAGAAGAAAAAACAGAAAAGTTTATAGATAACGGTAGCAACGGGTATCTGCCTTTAGATGAAACTGAAATTGAGCGGGGGGCGTTACCGTCTATTGAGAGTAAACCTACTGCTGCCAGTTACGAAATGACCGCAGATGGCGGCGTAGTTGAGAAAAAGCAGGTAGAACCTGTAAAAAAAAAGTTAAGTCTAAACCTAAAACTAAGATTGCTAAAATTAGACCTAATAAAACAAAAACTGCACGAATTAAAAGAGAGCCTAACAAACCCCTCAAACAAGTTACTTTCCAACCTAAAGTTAAAAAACCTAAAACAAAAACTAAGTTGGAAAAGTTTAACGAGTTGGAACAAGAGTCCAGTACTACTACAGAGTTGGAAAATGTATTACCGTCTAAAGACGTTGATAAACAAATCTTAACAGACGAATCTGTAACACCATTACATGATGTAGGTAATGGTTATATTGAATTCAACAAAGGTCTTTATAAACAGGATGCTTTGAGAGAGTTAAGACCTGACTTATTCAGTGCAAAAGCAGATTTAGCAAACAATAACCAATCATCAAGTAGTTTTGGTACACAATTTCCTAAGATTTCTAAGAAAGGAAATATCTTTGTCAGAGTTGATGTTAATCCGAACCGTGTATTTAAATTTGACGGACAAAAATGGATTGAGGTCAATAAAGAAGTTACCCAAACTTATCTATCAGATACGGAATACTTAAAGTTTTTGGTAGACAAAATCGGAAACGGTGAATACGATATAGATTCATTAACCGACAATGAAAAAACGGAAATAGAAGCCCATTTAAAAGGTAACCAAAATACTTGACCATAAACTATGACTACGCTATACTTATAATACGTTCTATCACTATGGAGTAACGTGTTATGAAGAGTAAGTTGATTATGGCTGGTGTATTGCTGAGTCTGGGCGCTTGTGCTACAGGACCTGCAAAGGTTGACACCGTTCGTGAAGAAGAACTCAGTACCGATTTCGTTGCTGAGGGCGTAAAGGTCACTAGTAAGGGCTGCGGGACTGTTAG